AAGTAAACTTTAAAGTAGTTCAATCAGAACTAGGAGTACCTAAAACACAGTTCTAATGCAAAAGAATCTAGAGTTAGTCAAGGAATGGCAGAGAGTTGGTGATTTATTGCTTAAGGGAAAGATAGAAGGAATAGAACTTAACAATAAAACATACACTTTTACCCCTAAACAGAAGCAGTTTATTGACGCACAAGAAAGATATTGCTTATTCTATGGGGGTTTTGGTTCTGGAAAGTCTTTTTCCTTGCTAATGAAACTGATTTTAATGTCTTTATGCTTTCCTGGTAATCGTATATTACTTGGAAGACAGTATTTATCTGACGTTACTAGGGCTTTATTGCCAGATTTGTTTGAGTTATTGCCATCCAACCTCTATAAGTTCAGGGTTAAGGACAACATTATCTCTTTCTTTAACGGCTCTGAGATTATTCTAATGGGGCTAGATGCTATGCAATCTGGAACTGAGTCCAACATTAAGAAAGCTCAACAGAAAATAAAATCTCTTAACTTAGGAGCTTTTTTTATTGACCAGCTAGAAGAAATAGACCAAGAGGTCTTTACAGCACTAACTACTCGTCTTAGAAGGACTAATGTGCCTATAAGGCAAGGGAATATGACGTGTAACCCAGCTAACTTCTGGGCTTATAAATACTTTAAGAAGAATACAAAGAAAAATACCTTCCTATTACAGAGTTCTACCCTTGACAACAAGGCAAACTTGACGCAGGACTACATAGATGACCTATTAGACCATAGCGAAAGGTGGGTAGAGAGGTATGTTAAGGGGACTTGGGCTCCAGATATACTAGTAGATAGTGTGGTCTTCGGACAAGAATACATTAGGAAGCTGAAATCTATGAACAAGAAGCCTCTAGCGATAAGACAAGGATGTGAAATCTATGAAAAGTTTGATGCAAGGAAGACTTATCAAATGGGTGTAGACCCATCAGAAGGTTCAGTTGACCCTAGTAGTATCTCTATGATTGCCTCAGATGGAACAAAGGTGGCTAAATATAATGGTTTCATCACAATACCAGGACTTATTAACAAGGTGCAGTTTCTTTATGAGGAATACAACAAACCATTGATTATACCTGAGTCTAACGCTGCTGGAGCGGCTCTAGTGGAAGGAATAAAGGATTTAAGGGTTTACAAGAGAAAACACTTTAACTACAGAGAGAAGAAAGAAACAATGAAGTTAGGTTTCTGGACAGACCACCAATCTAAACAAGCATTGATAGCTCACTTCCAAAAGCTACTAAGAATTGGCTACCCTAAGATTTACGATGAGAACACAATAGATGAGCTTATGACGTTTATCTGGACAGATGTAGCCAGACAGAAAGGAGCAGGGGCACAGAGGAACTACCACGATGATGACGTTATGAGTACCTTACTAGGCTACTGGGGCTTATCTCCTAAAATTACAGCTATTAGGGACGCAGCTAAAAAGGTCAAGCATACTAAAAAGAAGTTTCAATACTTTTAATGGCATACTCTTTACCAGAGGGAAAAGTCCTTATAGCACGTTGGATTAAGCACCACCCAGATATTAAGAGTGTTGTTGATTTAGGGGCTGGTAGTGGAACTTATTACAAACTACTTAAAAATATACGCCCAGACATCTTCTTTACAGCAGTAGAGATTTGGATGCCTAACATTATTGAGTTTGAGTTAGAGAAGAAATACGACACAGTAATAATTGGTGATATTAGAAATATGGAGTTTCCAGATGCAGATTGCTGTATTGCTGGTGATATTTTAGAGCACCTAGAGAAGAAAGATACTATAAGAGTGTTCAAGAAGTTGGACAAAAAATACAAGTATGTTATAATATCTATGCCACTAAATATGCCAGGAGAAGAAGCTTTCTTAGGCAATCCACACGAGAGACATTTATCTATGTGGACATTTAATGAAATATGTGGTTTAATAGGAGGTAAGTATAAAATACAAAAGAAATATCAAAAATTAGGTGTATTTATAAAATAGTTTATGGACATTTTAACAACAATCCAAAAAGAGGTAGAGGACTTTAAATCTAAAGAAATCACAATTATTGACCAACTTAGGTTTAGTCAATGGGAAACTATCAAGAGGATTTATTATTACTACCTATCAGCGTTTGAGTCTGGCGATATAGACTCACAAGGAGACAAGAAATACTTTTTAAACTTAGTTAGGAACCCTTGTAATGTTTCTACAAAAGCAGTTGACTTTGATACTAAAGACATAAACATACAGACAGCGGCAGGAGGCAATCCTTTAAAGACTTGGTTCTTTCAGAGAGACTTAAAATACTGGATGAAAGACAAGGAGTTTGGGAAAGTCCTTAATCGTATATTCTTTGAACTACCAATCTTCGGTTCGGTAGTTTTAAAGGTTATAAAAGGAGTACCTTATTTTGTTGACCTTAGGAACTTTATGATTGACCAAGATGCAGATACTCTTGACCAATCTAATTTTATAATTGAAAGACACAACTACACCCCATTTGAATTTAAGAGAATAGGAAAAGAGAAAGGATGGGACAACGTAGAGGAAACCTTGAAGTCTGCTAGAAGTAACACCGAGAATAAGTATATACAAGTATACGAGAGATACGGAGAGGTAGAAGATAATGGCGAATATGTTTACAAGAGAGTTGTGATTGCTGGTAAAACAGGAATAACAGATGATGATGTGTCAGAAGAAGTAGTACAACAATCCTCATTTATCTTAGACGAAAGGAAAGTAGACAGACATCCTTACTGGGAGTTCCATTGGGAGAAGATACCAGGCAGATGGCTTGGAGTCGGTAGAGTGGAAATCTTATTTGACCCACAGATTAGGGTTAACGAGCTTACCAACCTAAGAGTTAAGGCTACTTACTGGACAGCATTAAGACTATGGCAAACAAGAGACGAAGGAGTGCAGAGAAATCTGTTAACAGACGTTGTTAATGGTGAAATCTTAAACACAGAAGACCCTGTAACACAGATTGATATGAGTGATAGGAACGTGGCTATTTACCCAGCAGAGATAAACAGATGGATGTCCAATAGGGACGAACTAACAGTATCTTACGATGTAGTTTCAGGAGCAAGATTACCAGCAGGAACACCTTTAGGTTCTGCTAAACTAGCAGCAGGTATGGCAGGAGCATACTTTGGACAGATTAGAGAGAATATAGCACTAGATGTTAAGACACTTCTTTACGAGGCTATACTTCCTCAGTTTGAAAAAGATATGACAGAAGAACACATACTTAGAATAGCTGGTGAAGACCTTGACAAGTTGAACAATTTATTGCAGATTAGAGAATTGAATAACCAGATAATCAAGTTTGTTAAGAAAAGAGGAGTTATTCCTCCAAAAGGATTTATAGAATTAAAGAAAGTCTTGATAGGAGAAAGCATTAAGAACTTGAAAGAGAAGTTTGTCAAGATTAAGAAAGACTTCTATAAGGACATTAAGTACGGAATAGACATCATTATTACTGGAGAGTCAATAGACACAAGTGTAAGGTCAGCTAACTTATTACAGGCTTTACAGGCTATCACAGCCGACCCTACAGTCTTAACTGACCCAGCAAAGAAAAAGATATTCTACAAATACCTAGAACAGGGTGGAATATCACCAATGGACATTGAACCAGAAGTAGCGAGTAGAGGCTTAGAGAACCTACAACAGCCCCCTAGAGGAGCAGGTGGAGGAATATCAGCACCAGTACAACAACAGGCTGGTAGAGCCCCAACAGAAACAACATTATGAATAAAGAACAACGTAAACAAGAATTAGAAAAACTAGCTAAGAGTCCACAAGGACAAGCTCTTAAAGAGTTTTTAGAGGAAAAGATAGCTGAAATGAACGATATGACTACAGTAGAAACTTGGGAAGAAACTCTAGGCAGGAAGAATGCTATTAAAAAGATGAAAGATGTTATGAGAAAGTTAAACCTCTTAAAGGAGGACATTCCAAAAAATACGAAAGAATCATATAAATAAAAGGTCTGGGAGCTTAGCATCTCCGTAAACTGTTCCAAAAGTAACCATTAACTTTAAAAACATAATGGAAGAAGAAAACAAGGAAGACACAACTTCCGAAACAAATGAAGAAGTCTCCAAAGAGACAGTAGCTGAAGAAAAGAAACCTGATTTCAAAGCTAAAGCTGACGCTATGTATGGTAAGTTCAAAGCTAGTGAAGAAGAAGTAAAAGTACTAAAGGCTAAACTTGAAGCCAAAACAACGGACAAAGCTCCAGAGTTAGGCGAAATTGAGAGAATAGCACAAGTAACTACAGCTTTATCTGGACTAGACAAGGACGAACAAGCAAGGCTGATAACTGAAGCTAAGATGAAAGGAGTATCTTTATTAGAGGCTAAAAAAGACGAGGACTTTCTACTTTGGAAGAAAGCTCATAGTGATAAAGTCGAATTAGACAAACAAAACTTAACGCCCTCGACTAAACAAGACTCTGCTGAAGGAGAAAAACCAGTTTCCGAAATGTCTATTGAGGAAAAGGATAAACACTTTCAAAAGATAGGTCTTATTCGAAAGCCTAAAAGATGGCAGAAAAAATAAGCAAATTCGTTTAGGGAGGGATTAAATAACAATGGCAACAAGAAGTGAAATAAGTGCAATAACTCCAGATATTTGGAGTGAAGTACTACAAGTCCCTCTTTACAAATCATTGGTAGCTATGGATGTCTGTAATCTTGATATGAGGAAGCAATTAACAGTTGGAGACAGAATTAACAAAAGTTACTTCGGTGACTTGTCTGCTCAAACTTATCTTCCTGGTACAGGATTCTCGGCTCAAACCCCTGACTTTACTCTTGAATATATTGATATCAAGACTAAAGAGGTTGTCGCAATTTATGTTGACGACTTAGAAGCATTACAAGCCAACGTTAGTGTTGGAATGGAAATGGCAGAGGAAATGGGTTACAGATTGAAAGACGCTATAGACACCGCAGCTTTAGCATTGGTTGTTAAAGGTGAAACTAAAGACGCTGCTGATATGGATGTTAATGGTGTGGACACAAGAGCTTTGTGTGCTACCACAGCAAACATTATCAACGTGTTTAGTAGAGCCAGAAAAGAATTAAGAGACAACAACGTAAGAGAAAATGGCGACTGGATTGCTATTCTATCTACGACTGTTGCTGCCTTAATTGAGTACAAAGCAGCCAACGTAGGTTACAGTGTAGCAGACAGTACCTTAAGAAATGGTTATGTCGGAGACTTTATGGGGTTCCATATTTATGTTTCCAATAACTTACCTTCTGGTAATGTTACTGCTAACGCAGATGTTTCTGCAGCGTGTAGCACAGAAACTGGTGCAGCTGACTACCTATACTTTGGTAAGCAAGGTGCAATCGATTTGGTATTACAAAAGGCTCCTAGTATGGTTATTAAAGACCGTTCTGGATTCTTGGGTAAGAACTTCGTTACGTCTACAATCTGGGGTCAAAAAGTGTTCAACAAGAATGCTTCTAGATTCATAGTTGTACCTACGAGGAATGATGTATAGTAATTAACATTTAATTATCGTTTGTAGGTGGAAGAAATAGACGCTTTCTACCTACGGCGTCTGTAAATAATATGAATATAAATAAGTACTTTGATGATATCATCATCAAGTTCTACAAGCATAAGGCTCGTAGAAAACTATTGGCTACTAAGAGAGAAGACTTAGCAGTCTTTATGATTATGGAAAACTATCTTATCAAGCAAGTTATGGCTGGTAATACAGCTAGGAGAGAAGAATTAGTCGAAATGCAGAAGAAGATAGAGGAGTTCGAGAAGTTTATTAAATTTATTAAAGAATTAAAATGAATATACTTTATATATTAGATAGTCCTTATGCTTTTAGAGGCGGTTGCTGGTTTTATAGAAATCACTTACCTGCCGAAGCATTAAGAAATAGAGGACACGATGTTTCATTTATTTCGCTAGGCTCTAATGTCCCAGAGAAATGGATGAGTTGGCCAGACACAGTAGTGTTTAGCAGATACTACCCTAGAGACCCCTTAATCCTTATGAGAGAGTACAAGAGACTAGGTAAGAGGGTTATGTACGAGGTAGATGACGACCTATGGACAGTTAATCCTGACAATCCATCGGCTGGAGTTTCAGAAGTAAAACAAAGACAGTATGAACATATGATGAAAGAGGTTGACGGCATTACTACTACGACTGAAATCTTAGCTAAGAAACTTAGGAAGTTTAACAAGAATGTGTTTATTTGCCCTAACGCAATAAATTACAGTCTTATAGGTGAGAGATTGCCCGATAACGAAGTTTTAAGAATAGGTTATTCGGGAGCAGCTTCACATTGGGGAGACTTACAGCTTATATCAGAAGCATTAAAGGACATACAAAAGAGACACAAGTTTCAGTTTGCTATACAGGGTATGACTGGAAGCCCATTAGAGTCTGAAATGTTTATGTATGAGAGATTAATGACACAAGGACTAAAGCCAGAGAAGAACCTATACTTTAAGACAGCACTACAATGGTTCACCTCTCTTAAAGGTTTAGACTGGTTTCATATTCCATTCTATCCGCCAGAAATGTTCCCTGCTATTATGAGGAAAGCTAACTTTGATATTGGTTTAGCTCCGCTAAAAGACAATGAGTTTAATCACTCTAAGAGCTGTGTCAAGTTCTACGAATACGCAGCCGCAGGTGCAGTAACATTAGCTTCTGATGTCCATCCATATAAAGATGAGGTAGGATATACCGCTAAAGCTAAAACAAAAGAATGGGTTAAGAAGTTAGAAAAACTAATAGTAGACAAAAAGTTTAGAGCTAAACTTCTAAAGAAACAACAGGATTGGGTTAAAGAGAATAGAGACCTAAGTAAGGTTGTCCTTAAATGGGAAGAAGCTTTCGATAAAAAATAAGATGAATAAAATACCACATATCGATTTTAATGAGAAAGTTAATCTAGATATTGGGTGTGCTGATAAAACAGAGAAGGGCTATCTTGGAATAGATAACAGGGATTGCGGACAAGCTATTGTCTGGGACGTAACCAAAGGGTTACCTTTCCCTGATGACTCTGTTGATAAAATAAGAACTTCTCACTTTCTTGAACACTTATCTGTTGATGAGGAGTTTGAGTTCTTAAAGGAGGTCTTAAGGGTCTTAAAAGTGAAAGGAAATATGAACAACAGACTTCCACACTCAGATGCTAGAAGTGCTTTCTTTCCAGGACACAAGTCCTTTTGGAACGAACAGAAAGTAGAGGCTTTTACAAGGTCTGGACTACCCAAGTTTATTATCTTAGATAACCAGAAAAAGGGAGACGAATTATTCTTTGCTATTCAAAAATTATGAAACTCAGTATTGTAGTCCCTACTTATAATAGGGCGGTCTTAACTAAAGACTGTATAAGGGAAAATATGAAGAATGCTGGAATACCTGCTGACCAGATTGAGTGGGTATGGATTGATGATGGCTCTACAGATGGGGTCAAAGAAGTAATGAGAAAACTATGTCCAGATGTCTCTGTTATGAGAACCTACAACTTAGGAATAGAGAAGACTGTGAATCAAGGCTATGCTCTTGCTACAGGTGATTGGATTTTTAAGATGGATAATGATTTCTTGATGCCACCTAACTGGGCTAAGGTAATACTAAAATACCTAGAAGCTATACCAGAAACAGCCGTTATAGGAATACCTCTAGAGCAATATAAGAAGCGTAATTGGATTGATGAAATGGAAATACTTAATGGACTAGAGATTTTTCCAGCCAAGATGATTATGGGTTTCTATGGGTTTTCTAGGGCTTTCTTTAAGAAAGTAGGCTACCTTAACGAAGATATGCACTACTACTCTAGTTCTGATATGTATTGGTCTGCTAGGGCTATGAAGACTGGAGAGTTAATCTATTATATTCCAAGAATAGAGGGACTACACTTAGGACATAGTAACCTTAATAGTGGCTTAGAGATATTAGACCCAGATAGGGCTAAGAAAAATATAGCTAGAGAAACTACTGTTGTAATCACTAAAGAGCAACAAAAGGTATTAGATACTATTTATTATAATCCTTTTATATGATTACCTTTGACGATATCAATAAGTCTCAAATGTCAATAGCATACCCTTACCTTAAAAAGAGAGACTTGACAGCTATGTGTTTTGTTCCAACTGACTTTATAGGAAAGAAAGGAAGATTAAGCTGGAGAGACCTTAGAACATTACAGAAAAATGGTTGGGAAATAGCTTCTCATACTAAGAGCCACGTTGACTTGACAATGGTTCCAATAGATGTTGCTAAAGAAGAAATAATGGGAAGTCAAAGAGTGTTAAGGGAACACGGATTTAAAGCTAATGCCTTTGCCTACCCATATGGAAGATACAACCAAGAGATTGTAAATATAGTCAAAACGTGCTATGATTGGGGTAGAGCAGTTCAATTAAACGATGGAACCAGATGGACAATACCAATAGGAGACAAGATGGTTTTATTCCACTCAATAGACGAACCAGATGTGATAAGTAATATCTCTTTAAGCAGGTTTGAAAGAGCTATAAATAATTATTTGATACTACAATGTCAGCAATAATTATAGCAGCAGGTAAAGGAAAGAGATGGAAGAACTACTTTGGAGACTCCAAGTGTTTCATAGAAATAGAAGGAGAAACACTACTACGAGATAGATGATTTCACAGAAGACTTTGATTTTCCAAAAGACTACGAACAATGGATTAGTCGTTATAAAAGGTTAAAAAATATAATATGAAGATTTACTTAGGAGACCATAATAATGTGCTAGTAGACTTAAAGGAACACTTTGAGCTAGTAGAAAGTATTGCTGAAGCAGAAGCAGTAGTTCTCTGGCAAGACGTTGTTAGCTTAAGTAGAAGTATCGTTAGGTTGGCTCACTCAGAGGGTAAGAAAGTTATTATAGTCCAGCACGGCAGACACTCCACTATGGATTATTGTCCACCAGCTAACTATCAATTTATCTCTGATAAGATATGTGTATGGGGACAACAAGACGTAGATAGACTATTAGACAACGATTTTGATAAAGATAAAATTGTTCTTACTGGCACAACTGTATTTAGTCATTTAAAATCAAGGAGAAAACACGAAGGGAAGAATGTAGTTTTTGTTCTAGCTCATCAAGATTGTGAAATAGAAGAAAACAAAGAAGTGGCTGAAGCTTTAAGAAAGATTAAAGGAATAAAGGTTATCACTAAAGGAATAGATGTTCACGAAGCTAATGGCTTTGATAACTATGTTTCCTCTCACAGAGATGAAGATAATCACCTAGATATATGTGCAGATGTTCTGAGAGATGCAGATATTGTTGTCTCAATTAAAGATGATACTTTTTCCTTACTAGCTTATTCATTAGATATACCAGTTATAATTCCTAAAGTATGGAAAAGTAGAACTATGCTAGGTAGAGAGTCCCAAGAAACATACACAGACGCTTGTGAATTAGTCGATTTACAAGATTTAGAAAAGGCTATCAAAAGAACACTTAAAAACCCTGATAAGAGAAAAGAGCAAAGAAGAAAGGTTGCAATAAATGAGGGTGGTGTTCATATAATAAATCCATTAAAAAATATAATAGATGTCATCAAATAAGATAGTAGCATTAATAATAGCTAAAGGTGATAGTAATAGATTACCAAATAAGAATAGTTTAGCTTTTAAAGGCTTACCTATGTTTGTTCATAATGTACAAAAGTGTACAGGACTGTTCAACGAGGTCTATGTTAGTTCAGATAGCACTCCTATACTAGAGACTGCTAAACAACACGGAGCAATAGCTATTAAGAGACCTAAAAGGCTATGCGGAGAAACACCAAGCATTATGGTTTTTGACCACGCACAGAAGACTATGAAAGCAGATATAGTTGTAGCAGTTCAAGCTAATTCTCCTACGATAGACATTGAGCTTATTAGGAGCACCAAGCTTATAATGGAGACAGGTAGGTTTAACGAGCTAATGACAGCTAACCCTGATAGAAAGATTATAGGCTCAATCTGGGCTTTAAAGAAAGAGAAAATATCAAACTATGGAGACTTTTACATCTTTCGTCCAGATGTAACCTTAATTGACAATTCTGTTGACATCCACACAGAGGATGATTATGACAGAGCTGTTAAACAATATGAAAACAATTTGCTTTGATTTAGACGGAACCATTTGCTCAAAGGAGAGGATTTACAATAAACAATACGCCGAGCCTAATAAAAAATTAATTAAGAAAATAAATGAATTGTACGATTTGGGTAATAGCATTATTATCTTTACTGGTAGGAATTCACTAGAGTGGAGAGCCACTACAGACTGGCTAAAGAAGAACAGAGTTAGTTATGACCAGTTGATAATGAACAAGCCTTACTATGACGAATACATAGGAGATAAAGCAATAAACATAGAAGATTATGAGTAAAACAGTTTTAATTACAGGTGGTGCTGGGTTCTTTGGACAGAGATGTGCCGAGATAATCTTAAAGGAGTATCACCCTAAAGCAGTACGCATCTACGATAATAGAGAGTTTGGAATAGTAGAAATGCAAAGGAAATTTAAAGATAAGAGATTAAGGTTTCTTATAGGAGATGTTAGAGATAAGAATAGACTTGACAAGGCTATGAAAGATGTTGATATAGTTATTCACGCAGCAGCCTTGAAGCACGTTCCTATATGTGAATATAACCCAGAAGAAGCCGTTAAGACAAACATAGATGGAGCTAGAAATGTTATTGATTGTGCTAAAGACAATAACGTGGACAAGGTAATGATGATTAGCACAGACAAGGCAGTTCACCCAGTTAACCTCTATGGAGCTACTAAAATGGTTTCAGAGAAATTATTTATACAAGGTAACATAGGTGGTAATACAAAGTTCAGCTGTAGCAGATACGGAAACGTATTAGGCAGTAGGGGAAGTGTAATCCCTTTATTTAAACAGCAAAAAGGAACAGAGATTACCATTACAGACGAGAGGATGACAAGGTTTTGGATTAGCCTAGACGATGGAATTAACTTTGTTCTTAATTCTATAAAGGAAATGAAAGGTGGAGAAATCTTTATTCCTAAAATCCCTAGTATGAAGATAATAGACTTAGCTAATGCAATAGCCCCAAATACTCCTAAAAAGATTATAGGTATGAAACCAGGAGAGAAATTAAATGAAATGCTTATATCTGAAGAAGAAACTTATCACGCTAAAGAGTTTGAGAAATACTTTGTTATAGAGCCACAATTCTCTTTTTGGGGAGACGATATTGGTGGAAACTCTTTTGGAGATAGGAGTGGTTATACTAGCGATAAAAACAAGCGTTGGATTACTAAAGAAGAAATTAAACAAACCTTAATATGAACCCATATCAAGTAGTAGATGATTTTGAGAAAGCAGTAGCAGAATATGCTGGAGCTAAATATGCTGTAGCAGTAGAGTCTTGTACGAGTGCTTTATTACTGGCTATGAAGTATTACAGGGTTGATGAAGTTACCCTACCCAACAAGACTTATGTAGGTGTAGCTCACTCAGTTCTACACGCTGGTGGTAAATGTGTGTTTAGTGATTACGAGTGGAAAGGAGCCTATCAACTAAATCCTTACCCAATAATAGATAGTGCTAGGAGATTTCATAGAGATATGTATGTTCCTGGAACTCTGTATTGTTTATCCTTTCATTGGGCTAAACATATTCCAATAGGTAGGGGTGGTATGATTTTAACAGACAACAAAGAAGCCTATGAGTGGCTAAAGAGAGCAAGACTAGATGGTAGAAAAGCTGGAGTGCCACCAAAGGAAGATACTTTTGATGTTCCAGGCTACCACGTTTATATGATACCAGAGTTAGCAGCAAGAGGTCTTATGTTTATGAGCCTAAATAAAAACAAAGACTTTGAAGATTTACCAGAGGACAATTACGCCGACTTGTCCAAGTTTAATATATTTAAAGACTATGAATATCGTCATCACGTCAGCATCAAGAAAGGTTAGTCTAGTACAAGCCTTTAAGAAAGCTTTAAATAGGGAGGGTGGTGGAAATGTGATTACCGCAGATATGAACGAACACTCACCAGCAGCACAATTCAGTTCTGCTAACTATGTAATATGTCCAGACGAACACCCAGACTATATTCCTTTACTTTTAAAGATATGTGAAAGAGAAAATATAAAACTGATAGTGCCTTCAAGAGATGGAGAGATGAGAATACTAGCAGAGAACAAAAAGCAGTTTGACAAGATAGGAGTTCGTGTTGTAGTTCCTAGCATAGAGACAATAAATGTATGTTCTGATAAACTAGCGTTTGTCGCTTTCTGTAAAGCTAATGGTTTTAAGGTTCCCAAGACAGATGCCTTTTTAAGGGAGTTTCCACTTTTTATAAATAATAGATTTGGACAAGCAAGTAAGGATGCTCATAGAGTTAATAGCATAGAGGAGTTAAATGCTTATTGTACCTTGATAGAGTATCCTATTTTACAAGAATATATAGCTCTTAAAGAGTATACTATTGATTTATGTTCTGACTTTGATAGCAGAGTAATCTCGGTAGTCCCAAGAGAAAGGGTAAGAACTTTTGCAGGAGAGTCCTTTGTAGGCAAGACTGTTAAGAGTAGGGCTATGATAAACCAAGCTATTAAGTTAGCAGAGAAGTTACAGCTAGTAGGACATAATACTATTCAATGTTTCTTCAATGACAGAACCAAAGAAGCAACCTTCTTTGAAATAAACCTTAGGTATGGTGGTGGAGCAACACTAGGAATAAAAGCAGGAGCTGATACCCCAAGATACTTAATTCAATTAGCCAAAGGTCAAGAAGTTAAAAGTCGTATTAATAAATATAAAAAAGGAGTTACAATGTATCGTTACTCCGCAGATAAATTTAAATATGAAAAATAAAATAGAAATTTGGGCAGAGTGTGGGCATAATTCGAATGGAGACTTTACTAAAGCTATGGAGCTTGTACATCAAGCCAAAGAAGGGGGTGCAGACGTAGCGAAGTTTCAACTATATGATGTGGACAAGATTACAAGTCCAGGACATATGAAGTATTACTGGGAATTAAAAGCTACTCAACTGAATAGAGACCATTTAGCAATCTTGAACGCCGAGTGCCAAAGTATAGGCATAGAATTTATGGTTTCTGTGTTTGACGTAGAAAGAGTTGGTTGGACAGAAAACATAGAAATGGAAAGATACAAAATAGCAAGTAGTAGAATAAAAGATAAGCCTTTAATAAAAGCAATAGAAGCTACTGGTAAACCAATAATCGCATCACTAGGTAAATGGGACAGCGACACTCTACCAAAAATAAAAGGTAAAGTTGACTATTTATACTGTATTGCTAAATATCCTACCTTAGATGAGCATTTAAAGGACTTTCCAATGAAGTTTGACAAGTATTCAGGGTTCTCAGACCATACTATTGGGACTAAATGGGCTAAGTTAGCTATTGACAGAGGAGCAAAGATAATTGAGAAGCATTTTACCCTTGACAAAAAGATGTTTGGAACAGACCACGCAGGTAGTTGCGACTTAAAAGATTTAAAGGAAATCGTAAAGTACGCCAAAGACTTTACAAAATAATTATAAATGTTATAATAATAATATG